GAACTTGAAAAAGTTCTGTGCCCCATTCCCACGTAGAAACGCGTCCCGTTTTAATGGAAAAATCGTTCTTTCCGTCTTTCCCGTAATTCTCCATGAAAACACCTGCATAATTGGGAGCGACACGTTCACATGAAGCGAACAAAACAACGGCAACAAATGCCAATAGTAAAAACTTAAAATCTTTCATTTTTAAAAATTTAATTAGTTTGTAAATTAAGAAAATTACAGCCGATAAAATAACCATAACGCCCAACCACGCGCTAACATGGTTGAATAGGCGGTTTCCTATTGGGATAGCTATCACGGCTATTAATAGCATCCAATGTCGTTTAATCATGTTTCTGTTGTTCTTTATTTTTCGCTTCATACGGATAAACATCTACAATCGCCGTTTCTTTGAGAAGAATCGAAGAATAATCCGCCATCGTTCCTTTCATGCCTTCGTCGAGTTTCTTCATTGCGTCGTGAATGTCCGCCGCCTGTATGAGTACGTTTGTATAAGTCCGTTTCTCCTTGCCGCTTTTCTCGTCAAGCGTAGTGAAAGCGAGTCGCCCGGCAAACCATTTATCGGCGGAATCCTCTTCGCTCGTAAATATCTCGCTATAATGTGCGCGGGAAATGTCGGACACGGTGAACTCACCGGAGATAAACGGCGTTACCTCTTCGATTATTCGCGCTTCTGCTTCGGTAAAACTTAGTGCATCGACTAAATACGGTTCAGTGACTTTCTTTTGCATCCCGTTCTCCATTACCTTCTCGTAACGGATTTTACATAAAAACCAAGTGTTCATAATAAATTCATTTCTTTAATTAATTCGATCAAACCCTCATAAGGAATATTATATTTCTCTGCGAATTTTATTTTGTCTACAATCTTTTGTTCTAATGTGCTAACCTCTGTCAGCGTACACGTTAGGCATCCATTGGACATTTTAATATTTTCTATAGATGTAGAATTACCAAATGAGCGATATTCTGTCATTCTAACATATTTATCTCTGATTTTATATAGATTTTTTTCAACAAGATTATAAGTTTCTTCATGTGAAATTTTACACCCATGTCTTTTTAGCATAGTATAAATTTCATCCATAGAATAAGGATGCAAAAGAGGAATGCAATCTAAAATTTCTTCTTTGTTCTTACTACTCATAATTTCGTGTTTATTAAAGTGTTTATAAAAATGTAATTAATCATGTTGTGTTAGTGTTGTGACGGTACTTTCTTCATCAGTTTCTTTAACTCCTTCCGCATCTTATAAATCTGATTTTTAACCGGAACACTGTTTTTCGCTTCCGGCTTTAACGCCTCGATCTGCATCTTTAATTCTAATACCGCTTTTGCCTTATCGACACAATCAAGCAAGTCCAGACCGGAACGGATAGATTCGTCTATCATCTCGCTAGCCAACCGGATTCGATCATAGAGTTTCTTTATATTCTCCACGTGATCGGCTCGATTCATTTCGAGTATTCGACCGTCGTTTACATAGCCGTCATAAATGACATAATACAATTTGTCTACGTCCGGGCGACCTAAAAAGTGTCCGAGGAATTGCCAATAATATTCGTCTTTTTCGTCGATGGTATTTCCAAACTGCAGCGATTCGATCTTTCCTTGCGACATCGGGCACTTGATCTCACCCAGAGCGATAACTTTCCCGTCAAATCCGTACACATAGAAATCCGGTGAATCTCCGAATCCTTCAAACGGTTCATTGAAAACAATGTCTTTAAAATCGGTTGTACACGACTTGATCTCATTCATTAACTGGCTCCGTACCCATTCGACCGCTAGCGGTTCGTTTTCATGTCCCCAATCAAACGCCTTGTTGCTTCCGTTTTCTCGCATCGTCCCGGTTCTCCGCTCGTATCGTACTAAATACATCGCGTCTAACGCACCTTTACCAAAGGGACAACCTTTGCCCGCTTTCATCAGATCGGGAAGCGTAGAGGCGGTTATTTTGCCCCGTCTCTTTTCCTTCCATTCGATTTCTTTTTGTTCACTTGATTTCATGTGCTACTAATTCTTTGATTTGTTCTTTAGTTAGTTTATATTTCGTCTGTACCTGTGCGACCGTAAAACCACCTGCCAGACCATCGAGGATATTTTTCCAGATTGCCGATCCTGTCTCAACAGTAGGCAATGAGTTTTCTACTTTCGGAAGAAAAGGACGAATACGAAGCGAATCAACCTTTTCGCCGAAAGCGTCAACTAATACCGCTCCGATTTGGATTTGCTTGTTTATCCATGACTCAAAATTCGGATTTTTGAAAATTTTCGTCAATGTTTTGCAGTTCGTCCGGTTGAGGATCATCGGTTTCACACTCTCGAAGAAATAAGCGACGAAACATTCTTCTTTCTTTCCAGACGCGCCGACTACTTGTTCTTTTTTCGTTTCGCGGATGGTGAGAATTATATCTTTTCCATCCGGTAGGCTGTAAGCGCCTAGATAGTCGTAATTAAATTGAGTTTTCCAATGTGTCATTATCGTGTTGTTTAAAAGTTATCGTTTCCACCCTGATAAAGCGACTCATAACAACGAGCGCAAACCGTTATTATCTTTGTGCCATGTCTGCCACGTTCGTACGTTTCGACCTCTAATTCTATCTCTTCGCCCGGTTCGATCTCTTCGCCGCAATCTTCGCAAACTAGAGTATCAGCAGGGCAGGCGCCAAGAACCGTACAAATTCGGCAATTACCGATACATTGAGGATTCGCCGCCATGTCGTTTCACGTTTAGATAGTTACAGACTAGCACGTAGATAACCGTTATAAATACGATCAATAGTGCGATAATTAATTTGCCCGGCTCCGGCTCGCCTTCTGCAAGGCTGCACGCTGAAAGCATTAAGATAATAGCGGCGGGACTTTGTTTTAGTGTTAACATGGTGTTTGTTTTATACTACCTTATTACTTTGTATGAATCTATCTATACTCGATAAATCGTACCAGATCATTTTTCCAAATTGAGAAAAAGAAATGAGAGCTTTTTCCCGTAACGTTCTCAAAAAATCATCCGAGCATCCTATATAGGATTTTGCTTCGTCTTTACTAAGCCACTTCTTCACTATTGGCTCAACTTTTCCGGTTACTCTAGTTCGTCCCATTGTTCATTATTCAATCGTGTAACAATTAGATTATCTTTATCGGTTTCCGTCGTAAACAGTAGACCTTCGTCATATTTTAGATTTGTACAGGTCGGTCTAACTGAATTTCTTTTAGAACGAGGGAAGGTCATTGTTTCCCCGGGCTGCATCCCCCTTAAAAGGGCAGTTAATTCGTTTCTTTTTCGTCTCATTGTCGTGTATCGTGTTATGTAGCCCCGAAGGGCTACGGATTAATATTAAATAGCTGCTTTCAATCGCTCTATATCTCTTATTAATTTTTCTTGCCTTGCTACTTCATTATCTGCCATTCCGTCAAGCCCGAGACTTGCATACCATTCTGCATTATTAACAGCCTCTTCTAATGCTATTTCTTTTTTCGAAATTAATGCATTAATGGCGTTCTTATCACGGCTTTCGATTAATATCTCTAAGGCTGTCTTTCTGGTTAAAGTGCTAGTTGCTTTCATAATCGTATTTATTATGTAACCCCGAAGGGTACGGATTAATATTAAATCTTCTGATAACCGAATGAGTTCATAAATTTCTCTGCGCCCTTGAACGTTTTGAAAGTCTTACTACTAGCGAGTGTACACGCTAAGAATCTTTGTCCGGCTGTTGTATTAATCAAGCTAACACAACATACCGTTTCGCTTCCTGCTTTTTTAAATTCTACGTCTCCGATCATTCCTATTTCCATTATTATCTATATTGTGCAGGGCTCTCGCCCCGCCAGTTATTTTTTTTGTTATCTTATTTAATGCCGCAAAGTTTTGAAATTCTCAATAACTCTTCATCGCTCATAAATGCGAGGTCGAAAAATATACCTTCATCGAAAGGTTTGTTTTCAGCTAAAGCGGCTTGTTTCATGCTAACCATTATTTGAGTTATCGTATTGCCTTTTTCTTTATCGCTCATTCCTGCTTTCATAATTCTATACTTTTATTTGTTAGTTCTTGATTGATTGATTAACTTTGATGCGACAAAGATAGAAGTTATTTCGCAAATCGCAAAATATTCAGCGAAATAATTTCGCAATACGCAAAATTATGACTAAAAAAGAAAGATTAGAGGCAATAATCGACTATTATAGCGATGGAAAGCCATCAGTATTTGCGAAGTATATAGGCGTAGCTCCATCAACTATTAGTTCATGGCTATCAAGAAATACACTTGATTACGATTTAATTTTCGCAAAATGCGAAAATATATCATCTAATTGGCTGCTAACTGGAAAAGGCGAAATGATTAAAAATGCAGAGCGAGAACAAAAAACAATCGAGATTTCCGAATCTGCAATAAGCGAAACAAAACGAAAAGGAGCACTAATCTACGACATAGACGCAACATGCGGGCTAAGTGGTAGAGATATAGAATTTACAGACGAAAAAGTGATAGGAAGTATAGACGCACCGGAGATAAACTCGGATTCAAAGATTATATTCGCCACGGGCGATAGTATGCTACCTCTAATAGCTTCGGGCGACAGGGTAGTAATTAGAAAGATTGAGAGTTGGGATTATTTCAACTACGGACAGGTTTATTTAATCATAACAAACGAATACAGGCTTATAAAGAGAGTTCGTAGGCATCCTAAAGATGCGGATAATTTAATTCTGCTTCGTAGCGAGAATCCAGATTATGACGATATAGACTTGCCGAAACGGGAAATTATTCATCTTTTTATTGTGGAGAATATTTTATCAATTAAAAACATATTATAAATCACTAAAACAAAACAACATGAAGAAGCTACTACTTATCGCATTTCTAGCGATGTGTTCTATGTATTCCTTTGCTCAATTAACAGAGGGAAAGTATAAAATTCTCTCTGTAAAGGGTTTTATGAACGAGAAAACCGTTTATGAAAACACCTTTGCGGACAGTACGGCAATTGTAAGAGTTACTCCCCAATTAGTTAACATAGTAATCTCTGGATATTCTGCAAATACATACGCAATCGAAAAGCCGCAACTATTAGAAGGGAATTATTTATATAAAGCAAAAGAGATTCAATCAAATTCGGATGCAAATCTGTTATTCCGTCGGGTAGACGAATACCCGCAACTAGATGGGGGATTACTTATTATAAACCGATCTGAAAACTACGCTGATATATTCATAATATCTAAAGAATAATAACGTAAAACAAAACATCATGGAAGTAGTATTAATCTTAGTAGTTACAGGCGTCATAATTTTAGCGATAAAAATTGCTATGACAAATCCCAAAGAATCATCTAACAACCAGAGTCAACCTAAGACCGAAACACCGTCGGAAGAAATAGAATTCCCGCCATCCGGATACTTTTACTATGAAATGGTAGGAATGTACTATCATGGAGTTACGCCTAAAGATTTCGGTATATTCAAAGGCAAAGCAATAGCCGAAACAAACAACCCTAAAGATAAATTTGCAGTCGGTATATACAGAAACGGTGATAAT